GACGTAACTACTTATTGGGGGTACTGATATGCTTGGCGAGGGAATCTTTATTCTCGTAGTCAGTTTATCGGGAAGCTATACAGACAATCAGTACGTGGGCAATTTCCCTAACTGTATTATTGCCATGCAATACTTTGAAGAACATTGTTCAGAACACAAAGCGGCGAGTTGTATTTTAGAAAAGTACGCTAACCTACCTGACGACCATGTATCACGCAATGCATTTTCTTTTAGTATTAAAGAAGTTCAGAGTTGTGGATTTGTCGGAGTCGATACAAGAACTTTTACCGAGGATAAATAATGGCAAAACTAAAGCAATCAGAACAGCATTATGAACCAACACACAAACGCACAAGCCAAGGGGGTAAGGTACCTAAGACTTCTTCCATGAACAAAAGCTTTAGAGCTGGATACAAAAAATACAGAGGGCAAGGAAGGTGAGTAGTTTATATTGGATGTGGGAGAAGGAATTAACTCCAGAGAAGTGCCAAGACATCATTGACAGAGCTGGAAGTGATTTTGAAGAGGCAAAAATTAATACAGAAGAAGGTAGCGGTAGTGTGAGTAGAGTTAACAATAAAACCCGAAAGACTAACATTCATTGGAACAATGACCAAGACTTGTATGATATGGCATTTCATTATATGCGGGGCGCAAACAAGAAGAGTGGATGGAACTTACAGGTAGACGCTGCAGAGAGTTTTCAGATAGGACAATATTCTACAGGTGGACATTACAATTGGCATGTGGATGGATTAGGGTCTGAAACTCTCGACGAACCAAATAATAAATTGTTGAATGGTAAAACACGAAAGATATCAATGGTAGTGTGGTTGAACGAGGACTTCAAAGGGGGAGACTTTCAATTCCATAGCTCTCATTTAAAGAATAATGTATTCAAAGTAAAGCAGGGTAGTATTATCATGTTCCCATCATGGGTAATGCATAGGGTAACACCCGTAAAGGAAGGTATGCGATATTCAATGGTATCATGGTTCTTAGGGAAACCCATACGATGACACAAAAAATACAAAGGAATAAATAATGGCTGATTTTACATGGAGTTACTCATCACTAAAGCAATATCAAAACTGCCCTAAACAATACCAAGAGATAAGGGTATTAAAGAATTATATTGTTAAAGAGAATGAAGCCATGATGTATGGTAAAGAAGTACACTCTGCTTTAGAAGATTATGTTAGAGATGGTAAGGAGCTTGCTAAGAACTACCAAAGATTTAAACCTATGGTAGATAAGTTAATTGATATTCCAGGAGACAAGTATCCTGAGTACGAGATGGCACTCACCCATAACAAGTCTCCATGTGATTTTAAAAGTGACGACAGATGGGTAAGGGGTATAGCAGATTTAGTTATTATTGATGGGACACATGCTTTTATAATAGATTACAAAACAGGNAGTAATAAATATCCTGACCCTAAACAGTTAAGATTGATGTCTCTGATGGTATTCACCTATTTCCCTGACGTACTTAAGATAAAAGCGGGGCTTTTATTTGTTATGAAGAATAGTTTTGTAAGTGAAGAATATCATAGAAAAGATATGGATAAGTCATGGGGAATGTTTGAGCAACCATTAAAAAGATTAGAAAATTCATATGAAACAGATGTGTGGGAAGCTAAACCTACCCCTTTATGTGGGTGGTGTTCAGTTGATAGTTGTGACCATTGGAAACCTAGACGAAGATATTAATAGGAGATAATTATGTATACAGTTAATTGCAAAACATGTAACAAAGAGTTTGAAACATTACACCCTAAGTATATGTGTTGTTCAGCTCAGTGTGGCAAGATTAATAAAGTATTGACACGATACCAAAAAGAAAATGGAGATTGGAACCTATATTTTAAACATTTATTGTCTAAGAAAGAGGGTAACCTTACTTCTTTAGATTTAATTAAAATGTTAGATAACCAAGATGGAAAGTGTGCATTATCAGGGACTAAGTTAACATGTATTAGAGTTAGAGGAGAAATATCTACAACAAATGCAAGTATTGATAGAATTAATGCAGGAGGAGAGTATAATATTGATAATGTACAGCTGGTTTGTCGTGCTGTTAACTCATTTAGAAATAACTTAACTGTAGCTGATTTTATTAATTGGTGTAAAAAGGTAGCAAAAAATGCCATACAAAAACAAAGAAGATAGACCCTATAAAAAAGAATACCAGCAACAAAAAGCTAGAGGTGAGCATCCTACACGGATGGAACGCCAACGAGGAAGACGCAAAATAGACGCTACAGGTAAAGATGCAAACAATAATGGTGTAGCAGATAAGCGTGAAGGTAAAGATGTAGCTCATAATAAACCTTTATCTAAAGGTGGTAGCAACAAAGACGGTGTGACTATTCAGTCTAAATCTAAAAACCGTTCATTCAAAAGAAACTCTGATGGGTCAATTAAAAATAGACAGTATCTAGCTGGAAAATAACTTAGTAAATTAGTAGTTGACTTTCTTTTTTTACTAACATATACTGTATTTCCTGGTGACGAATAGAGAGATGTAACATTGAAAGTAATTAAGAACAAAGCTATAGAACTAACTTTAAGAAATGAGTCCGCTAATATTGTTTTAGGGGACATTAAAAAAAGTAAACTCCTTGAAACTAAAGATGCGATTTCTCGTATTCTTGTTTATTGGGGGCTCGATGAGATGACTCGTCTAACTCGAATCTTGAAATTTAATAAAAACTTACCTTCTCCTATAGAAAGAGATTATAAATGGACAGGGATATATACTCCGTTTGACCATCAAAGAGTTACTTCAGAATTTTTAACAATAAATACTAAAGCTTTCTGTTTTAATGAAGCGGGCACAGGTAAAACATCTAGCGTCCTATGGGCGGCTGATTATCTAATGAATGAGAATAAAATAAAAAGAGTTCTTATAATTTGTCCTTTATCTATTATGTATTCCGCATGGCAAGGAGATATATTTAATACTTGTATGCATAGAACCTCAGCTGTATGTCACGGCCCATCACACAAAAGAAAGAAAATTATTGAGGGAGAGTATGAGTTTGTAATTATAAATTATGATGGTGTGGGTGTGGTGAAAGAAGCGATTAAGAATGGGGGCTTTGATTTAATAGTTATTGATGAATGTAATGCTTACAAGTCTACTGGAACCTCAAGATGGAAAACATTAAAAGCTATTATGAAAAATAATACAAGAATATGGATGCTAACAGGAACTCCTGCATCTCAATCCCCTGTCGATGCTTATGGATTAGCTAAAGTAATTTGCCCAGAAAGAATACCTAAATTTAAAAATGCTTGGCGAGATAAAGTAATGTATCAAGTTTCTAGATTTAGATGGCTACCTAGAACTACATCTAAAGACGATGTATTTAAAGCTTTACAACCTGCGATTAGATTTGCTAAAGATGAATGTTTAGATTTACCTGAAGTGTTGTACCAGACAAGAGAGATACCTTTGACACCTCAAGCTAAAAAATACTATAAAGATTTAAAAAACCAAATGTTAATTGAGACCGCAGGAGAATCAGTAACCGCTGTCAATGCGGCGGCCGGACTTAATAAACTATTACAAATATCAGGTGGAGCAGTTTATACAGATACAAAAGAAGTAATCGAGTTTGATATTAAGCCAAGATTAAAAGCACTAATGGAAGCTATAGAAGAAACAGAACATAAGGTTATTGTTTTTGTACCCTACCGACATACTATTACTTTCGTATCTAAGTTTCTTACAGACAACAACGTATCTAATGAAGTAATTAATGGAGATGTTTCCGCAACCAAAAGAGCTAGTATTATTAATGAGTTTCAAACATCAGACCAACCTAGGGTTTTAGTAGTTCAACCTCAGTCAGCATCTCACGGAGTGACTTTAACTAGAGCAAATGTAGTATTGTTTTGGTCTCCCGTTATGAGTGTTGAAGTTTATCTTCAGTGTATTGCACGGATGGATAGGGTAGGACAAAAAAACAAGATGACTGTTGTACACCTACAAGGGTCTGATGTTGAAAAAAG